TAGGTCGAATCTATCTGCGATAAAAATAAAAGGCTTGAATTCGGCAATTACGCTTGCTTCGTTGTGTGCTTCCATATAAGAGTTAGCTTCTTGCACGTCCGTAAACATTGCCGTGATTCTCAAGCGTTTTCCCATGCTATAGATGAATAGCTGATCGTCCGCTTTCATAATGCGTTTCATGCGTTCTTCCTCTCGCCAGCATCCACGTCCCAGCCTTGTTCAGTCAGGTTATCATTGATGATAGTGTTAAGTGTACCACAGTCAAGGCGTGTGCCTAAATCTCCGTTTAGAAGATCATTCAAAGCCACGCCAATGGCGCACCAGGCATCCCCTAACACGTAGTCATCGCCGATCTTACTGTCGAAGCGTGCTTCGTGCGACTTGGCGTAGTCAAGCCAGCCTTGGAGCATTTGCAAGAACGGTAATTCTTTTTCGACAAAGGGATGGCGCACGGCGTTAAGATGCCGTTCTTTCCATTGGCCCATGTTTCCAGGACAATCGGGTATATAGGTTAGGTCTTTCATGGTCGTTGCTCCTTCAGAATAGCAGTTTAGCAATCTGCGCTTGCGCAAACTGGATTGCTTCGGCTTTGGCTTGTGCCTTAGTTTTACCTGCGTTCTTAGTGGCGAAGACTTGTGATTCATTCCATTCGTAAACGCCTTTAATGAAACATTCCACGTCATAAGCTGGTTCATGTTTATCTCTAGTCCAATTGGCAATACGGATTACTAAGTCTCGCTTTCTCGTTTCTATAGACTTAACATTGGTGCGTGACCAACTAGTTTTGGTAACTGCTTTCATGTTCGTTGCTCCTTTCAGACTGCAAACGATGGTGACTTGCCAGAGACTACAGCAAAGTCTCGTTTCCGTTTACTATCAAAATACTCTAGTCGTAAGACCTTTGACGGTTCACCTAGCGCCGCTATCCCGTCGCGTTGCCATTGGATACCCGGCTGTTCGTTATTACCGTCGATAAGCTTGAAGATTGTCCATTTCTTCATGGTCGTTGCTCCCTTTTGTCATGGTCGTTCTTCGTCATCTTCTTCGTCTTCAAGGATAAACTCGTTAGCATGCATCATGTCGGCAACGTCAGACTCGGACATGTATTTGATGCAAGCCATGATGACGTTATCCTTATCTAGTAAGCCTTCCTCGATCATCTCAAGTAGCTTTTCGGTCATTTCTCGTGGTTTACGGCTCATGGTCGTTGCTCCTTTTCAATGAACAAGCTTATTAAATACTTTTGAGAGTTTATCAGAATCTCGTTGCCACGATTTGGCTAATTCTCTGTCTTGCCAGTTATCTTCAATATGCGTTGCCTTCTCTTCGGCTATCACAGCTAATGCTATCACAACGTCGGCAAGGCTATGCTTGTCAATACATGATTCCAAGTCTGCCAGTTCGTTTTGATCTAATTTCATGGTCGTTGCTCCTTATTGATTCGCTTGTTTCATGCCAGTGACTAACGCAAACCGCATGCCACGGCGCAAGCGCCGAGCCGGCGCAAAATTGTTGAAGAATATCCGATGTATGATATTCCCGACATGTCAGCATTGACACAAATGGCAAAATACACTGGCAAACATGTCAAAAGACGCTGTTTGACAAGGTAGAACGTAAACAGTAGACTATGGATTATGGATAGGACAACCGAACGGTGCGAAGTGTGCGGCAAGCCGATCGCCGACACTACGGCGCCATGCAAGCGCTGCGAACCTGATGATAGTTCCGATAATGCTCCTGTAGACGTTGTGATCAAACGTCAGACCCGACGCTACGGGTTGGGGTAGGTGGGCTACCCCACCACAACATGTAGTGGTCTGCACCCTACACGAGGTTCAGCCCTGCCCCTGGCCCTGCCGTTAGGGAAACGTAGGACATGGATAGACAATGGTTATGGGGGATGGGTGAAGTAGGGTGAAAGGGGCGGCGTGGCGTGGTAGGAATCACCCGCAAAAATTTTTAAAAATTTCCATATATTGCCATCCTCTAGTTACTATGCTATCTTACAGTAACAAGGAGGGTATCTTATGACTGGAAAAGGACCGCGACAAGAACGAGAAACGATTATCAATTTTAATGAGGCTAAACCTAATGCACATATTTGGACGGCTAGCGAGATTATATATCGTAAGTTGAAAAAGGCTGGCTTCTATCCGTATGACGAAGGAGAACGCCATGCCGCCTTCCATGTACCACGGTCTACCATTAGAATTCCGAAGCAACCTAGTCCAGCAAGGGCTGAGGCAGGGCGGCGAATGGCTGAGGCGCGGAAGGCTCAGTTACTGAAGGCTTCCCATGATTGAACTATGCCTTACATGTCGGGGCTCTGGTCTTGACCAGCCCCACGAATTCAAACGCCAATTCCTGGACCCGGTGGACTGGAAGGCGTTGAACATGGCGTTGGCGGACCGAGACCCCCGTTGCGAACTGCACCCAGAAATCTGGCACGATCCGAACCGCGACTGGGCGTAGGAAAGGATTCATATGGCCTGGGACTCCAAACTATACCCATGGCAACCCGTACAGTTCTTCTCGACCAAGGATGAAGCTCTAGCCTACGCCTTAGAGGTAGCCGGATATCAGGAGCTTTGGGAATGGATCACGACGGCGGACCAACACGGCTTCTTATCGGCGAACTGAGGCGGAAATGACACGCTGTTTGTTTATTATAAGCATTCTATTTTGTTACGGTTGCACAGCCTTGGACGCGGAAATGATCCGCGCCTTAGCCGCGGATACCGCCTCCTTCTGCGCCCGTTCCGGCATATCGGGGGGCGCCGGGGGCCTAGTGACCGGGGTGGCGGGCGGCTACGGCCAAGCCGACTTCGCCTTCTGCCGATCCAACTATCCGGGCGCCGAAGTCGAGCTAGGTGCGGACGGTTCCATCCGTCTCAAGCACCCGTGAGAATCGAGCAATAATCATGGGTTACGGAGTGAGAAGGATGAGAATCGAACAATTTCAACTAGTTAGCTTTTTAGGTGGAAAAGCCGTGAGATTACGACGATAGCTTTTCGCGAAAACATTGAAGAATTTCGCCATCGAAGAAATTCTCAAGGAAAAATGACTGAGACTTATAAGTAGGCGAAAAGGTTAAGAATCTAAAAGCTGTCTCAAAGTCTCATCCCTTCCTAAGTAGATAGGAAGCTGAGACGAGATTGAGAACGGGACTAAAGCAGGTGCTCCTACGACCATCAAAATCCATATCCAAAAAGAAGCCGACTATGTCTTTCGTCAAATGGCCAAGGAATCTGGCGTCGGGGTTTCGGACCTGGCCGAGATCGCCGTCTATAATCTCATCGGTCTTTGGCAGCAGGATCGTGGAGTGGGTAAACAGCCCATGGACGCATCTTCAGACATGGTTCTTGATCGCAAGCTGGACTTGCCTTAAGCTGTTCTATCTGCCATAATGAGGTTTCCATGAAGACGAACTCCCAAACCGGCGCCCAGATCGCTGCCGACCTCGTAGCCGAGACGATGGAATGGTTTGACGCTGATAACGCCAAGCCAATGGTGAATGAATGTGTGAAGATGTCCCGCAAGTTGATCAAATCGCTTCTAACGACCAATCTAACAGAAGTGAAGGCCAAGGATCAGTCCCAGATGTTAGCCTACGTGGGCAAGACCCTGGACCAGGTAGCCCGCTTCATCCAATTCAGTACCGGAAAGCCCGATCAACGTACGGAAGTGACCGTCGCCACTCTATTGCAGAGCTTGTCAGACGAGGAGATGGTGATATTCGATCGCGTTTTGGCGAGAATAGAGGCTACTGGGGCCAAGTCGCAATCGGACTTGCATTAGGTGGAGTCGCTGCCGCAACGCTGATTCGATGGCGTAAGAACTTAGCTTTACCGATATGGGAACGACGGCGAGGTGGCACTCCCCGTTTGATATGGTGGACGGACGATTCCATGTTACTTTCATGGAAGCTGAAAATGGCTCAAATATCGCGTGCAAAACGTTACGGAAATAAGACAGGCTCGTGAACTCGAAAGATGTAGACGAGATGCCCACTATTTCATCTTTGAAAAAATCGCCACCAAAGACGAGCATGATCTACTCGACCCTCAGAAGCACTTCCCCGACGAGCTGTGCCTCCGCGCCACCCTGGACCTCTACCTTATCAGCGCAAAGCTCAGGCTTCCAGCGGATGCTAGCTATGCGCTCGATGCAGGAATCGGACTGGCTTTCTTGGAGCACATCTATCGCAGTGGAATCCTCTTTATTGAGAAGTCACGGCATATTATGGCCACTTGGCTTACTTGTGCCTACCTCCTCTGGCGAGCAAGAGCGTTCCCGCACCAGCTCATCATGGTCCAGTCTAAGCGGGAAGAAGATGTAGCAGCACTCGTCTATGATAAAGAACCAGATCAAGGGCGAATATCTTTCCTTGAGTGGTCATTACCTGAGCATTTACGTGTCGCTCGATTCCCATCCGGTGCTAAATACTGCCATCTTTACCTTCCCAATGGGAGTCATATCTGGGGAATCCCTGAAGGCGGACATATCATACGAAGCCACAACCCATCGGTTGTATTTTCGGATGAAGCAGCCTTTCAGCCGGAATTTGGCAAGGCGTATACGTCTGCGCTTCCCGCGATTACACACGGCGGTCAGCTCATCGTGGTCTCGTCTGCGGAGCCTAGCGAGTTTCAAGGTCTCGTAGAAGCGGAAGTTTGATGACCGGATATTCTAGTCGTATCACCACGGGTGGCATAGGCGTTGTCAGATACCACTACTCAGCCGATTCCAATAAGCGCCCCGGAACTACTAAGGGAGACTTATGGGTTGCCGAAGAAGCTCGCGCCTACCCGATGGGATTGGACGACCCCCGCTGGAAAAAGGAGATGGAAATCCAGTATGGGGCTTTGGGCGGTCAGCATCTCTTCCCCAAATGGGAACAGTGGAAGAACGGCGTGGGCGGTGCCCAGATCGTGGTCCCATCCTATGAGGCGCAAGCCACCAAACTCTACGGATCGTACGATCATGGCAGCTTCAACCCTGCTGCTTTTCATGTGCATAGCGTGGACAGCGATGGCATCATCACGACGGTTTGGGAGTTTTACGGTGCCAACGTTCCAGCGCATCAGATAGCGAATATCATTAAAGGAAAAGATGGATACGACCAAAACGGAAAGCGATACGAAGGCTGCCCCTACTCCGGTTTCGCCTACATCGTCGCCGACCCCTCGATCTGGAACGAAGACAAACCGCAATTCGTAGGCCCGAACAAGTC